AATGTTTTATAATCATTCTTGGGTAATATTTTAATTATAAATATATATGGAGATATTATTCTCGTATTTGAGATTCATCTAATAATGAAGATTCTTCTTTCTTAAGTGATAATTTTTTATCTAAAGTTTCCAATAAAGTTTTATTTTTATCTTTAGTCTCTAAAGCGAGTGGTGATCCACCTTTGAAATTATTCTTTAAAGAACCATCCTCACCTGTAGCGTCTCCTTTCTTCATACCTGTATTACCTAATCTATCTTTACCTAAAGCACTCTGCTGTGTACCAGCGATAGATGCTTTTTCTTTAGGTCTTCCTAGAGTTTCGTCTTTATCATAACCATCAGGAACACCAATTCCGTTTCTTCCAGAACCATATAACGCTGCTAAATCGTGAGGTGTACCATATGACTTACCTGATTCAAGTGGGTCATTACCCTCATTTTCAATTTGTTTGAATCTAAAGATACGCTTTTGATCCTCAGCAATTAAGTCTCTATACTCATCGTATTGATCCTGGCTTAAGTGGAATATATTGTCATAGATCCAATCTGTGGGTAATAACTTGCCATCAACAATATTTTTAGCTAATTCTACTTTTTCTTTCATTAAAGCTATTCTTTCTTGATCATAAATGATAGAAGGAGTAGTTAATGAAATTTCAAAATTAGTTAGTTGTTCATTTCTATAGCCTTGAGTGTATAAATGAACCAATGCAATTTTATTTAGCTCTGAAAGTATAATTCTTTGAATGCGATCAATTGTGCGAGCAAAACGAATATCTTCAGCTGCTAAAGTAGCTTTACCAGTTAAGTCTTTTTCATAACCCATAAACGCTTTAGGTACTTTTAAAGCAGCAAATAACTTATCTCTTAAATAAACTACGTCTTCAATTGCTGTGTAATCTAAACCTTTAGTGGGTTCAATTCGAGTAGTTGTATCATTACCTCTAACAGGTATATAAAAGTCCTCTAATGAGTTTTGTAAATTATATTTTAAGTTATACTCACCAGTTTGTGGATCAATGTATGGAGTTCTTTTCATTTGTGAGATAGTCTTCTGCATGAAGTTTTCTACCTCATTAGGTGGAATAGAACCTACGTTAACATAAAAAATTCTTTTTTCTGGGGCACGAACAATACGATGGATTAACATAGCATCTTCCATCAAAATATACTGTTTAAATAATTTACGAGCAGGCTCAAGATATGAACGACCATAAGGTAAATAATTCACATCAGTAATTAATCTGAAGTGAGCCATTTCATAATTATCAAAATAAATTGATGTGTCATTTTTATTAGTACTATAAGTACCTTGTCCTGTTACACCATAAAAACCTGTAGCACCACCTGAGAAACCATCTGGGCTGAATCTATATCTTACTTCAGCTGGGTTTGCTGGGTCGTAATGTTCTTCTCTCATAATATGGTAAGCGGTATATGGGATAACGTTATAAACCCCAAATTTCTCCGCAATTTCCAATTTTAAAAAGAAGTCACCATACTTACACATTTGGCGGATCCAAGACCATAAATTAAATTCGATATTTAACACATCATAGAATAAATTATATAGAATTTTTTGTGTATCTTCATTTGAACTTCTAATTTGAAGCACTTCACCCATATCATTTTTAAGAGTACATTCATCAGCTATAATATCAAGAGCAGAAGCTACAATAGCATCTGTATCCATCGCATCATAGTCTGAGTATACTTGGGTGCGTAAATACCTCCAGTTGAGGTTTAATTGTGCTCCAAAAAGTGATGTGCTGTTGCTAGAATAGATACGATTGAATCTATCTACTAATGCGTTAGTTTGAAATTCACCTGTTGCTTGGATGCTATTTACATCCATTACTTTGAGCTGATTACCACCAGCATTACGAATTATTACATCTGTTGAGAATAATTTCCTTAATCTTGAAAAAACACTTGTATCAGCCATTTAAATTAAATTATATATAATAAATATTACAGTAACCACCTTATATCTTCACCTTGCCCACCTATATTCATTTGATATGGGTTAGGAACACCATTCATAGTATAGTTACCTTGATTGTTAGGTCTAACAGTTGCCATATTACTCAAAGCAGCACGTGTTAAATCCAAACCTTGTGTTTTATATTTTAAAGCTGTGTCACGAACATACATCCCAATTGCAAAACTCATAACTAAGTCATCATTATAACCGGATTGCGCTTCAGGTCTACCGTTTCTCCATATAAACACTTTCATTTCTTCAAGAAGACGTTTAGATTGTATAACAACACTTTTATCTCCAACATATTCTCTAAATTTATTCACAACTAACGGACGAGTTCTCATAGACATTGTAAAACCTGGTGTCATTCTTGATGGATCATCTGTTCTTTCTAAGTAAGTTTCGGCGTTTAATGTCTCACTTTTTGGAGAATAATACAAGTTTCTGTATCCTCTTTCAATAATTGAGTCAAGAGTTGACCATCCTATGTTAGCATTTTCAACAACTAACAACGCATCATTATATTCTGTCGCAATACTCACTAGTAAGTAACCAAATTCTTTTGGTGATATTTGGCTTTTATACTCAGCAACTTGTGTATTCAGTTCAGTATCTATAACATGAAACGTTGAGAAGTCTTTACCATCTCCACGAGCTACGTCAGCAACAACCATATAACTTCGTGTGTAATCTGGCAACTCCCATATCCATAAGTTATGATCTATACCACGTTTTTCCAAGGGATCTTTAATAGAAGTTGCTGAAATGAAATCTAATTGTTCATTATAGAATACAGTATCACCTGAAGTATTAAAGTCACAGTCACATTCTTGTGCTGCTAGTCTTGGGTCTCCTAATAATTCATCTTGTTTTTTCCTCCAATATTCATCACGTTCAGGATGAACATACCATGGAAGTTTGATGGGTAAGAAATCATTTTCTTGTGCTTCAGCTCTGACCCATGTTTGATGAAACCAGTTACCAGTACCGTATGGAGTAGATAATACTATTGCTCCACCACCAGTTGCTAAGGTTTGTTGAGCAGATGCCCATATCTCAGCTATACCTTCAATGAAAGCAGCCTCATCTATAATTAGGAGTGATACTGCTTCTGATCGACCTGCGTCACCTGCTGCTGAAACTGCTTTAACTTGAGAACCATTACTTAATCGTAATGTTAATTTGTTATTTTCTTCCGCGGGTACTTTTAACCAAGATGGTAAGTTTTCAAACATGAATTTGACTTTTGTTACCATGTTCTTGGCTGTCTCTTGTTTAGTAGCTATACAAAGAACGTTTTTGTCTTTTTGAAACAACATCAACCATAATGAATAACCTGCTACTAAAGTTGATATACCTAACTGTCGAGACTTAAGTACTATGTCATATGGATGATCTCTCCATAGACGTAGTACTTTTTCTTGAAATGGATACAAGTTGAATATAATTCTACCACGAGTTGGGTGTTGAATATGGCAGTATTTCTTCATAAAGTGCGCCGGATCTTGGGCGCACTTTAAGTATTCATCTCGTATTATTTGTTTTAAGTCTTGACTCATAACTGTCCCTTATAGGGTTGTTTTTATTCTACTGCTCTACCAGCTGCTAGTTTTAAATCATCCATCATGTTTTTTGGAAGTTTATATTCTTCTTTAGCTTTTTTCAGATAAGCATCAATTTTTGGTTTGTCGTCTTTATATTTTTTAATGAATTTTAAACCTAAATTAAATTTTTCTTTTTTTTCTTCTGGGGTAGAGCTAAATTCTTTGTCGATTTTCTTTAATTCTGTTTCAGATGGTGCTTTTTCATCAGTTGAATCTTCATCTTCATCTTCTGCTTTTTCAGCTTTTTTAGGCTCTTCTTTTTTAGGAGCAGGTTTTTCTTTTTTAGGTTCAGTTTTCTTTTCAGCTTTTTTAGGTTCAGCTTTTGGTTTATCTTCTGCTTTCTCTTTTGGAGCTTTTTCACCTTTTCCAGCTTCAAGATAATCAGTAAATTCACCACCTTCTTTTTCTAAAGCACCACGTGTTTGTGGGTTGTTATAAGTGGCTATATCTTTACCTGTTTCTTTAGATAATGCTTTTAAATCTACTTCACCATCTTTATCTAATGTTGATAGTAATTTTCCTAGAGCACCCTTATCAAATTTATCACCTTTAGCTTCTTTATATTTAGCTAAAGCTGATTTGAAACCTGCTTTATCTTTTACTTTATAGAATGAAGCCATTTCCATAAGTGCTACTTCTGCTTCTTCAAGTGTACCAGCTTTAGCCATCATAACAGCTAAATCATCAGATTTTCCTTGTTGGGCTTTTTTAGCAGCGTCTTCTACTTGTTTAGGATCTATTTTTTTATCCCTAATTGCTTTATTTATATCAGCAGTGTCTGTTTCACTTAATATTTCAACAATGTTGTCTTCAATGTGTTTTTTTAATTCAGAGATTTTCATTATATATAAGATTTTTGGTTTGGGTATAAATATCAAAACCCTAAGTAACCTTTAATCTGTTCAATTCTTTGTTCTGTAGTACCTGAAATAATACCAAAACTTTTCATGTTGTATAGATTTTCTTTGATGAAATGTTTGATAGTACTATCAATCCAATCACGATAACCAGCATCAGTTGTTCTAACACCATTATCTTCAATTTGAACTCCTACAGGAGAAACATAGAATATATAATCATAGTCTTTAATAAATTGGCTAGCATATGGGATAAATGATAATTTTTCTACTCCACCAATTGATTTAGCACATTGAGCAAATGCCATAACATCAATTACTGTTCTATCAGTAATAACATTTTCCCTCATTAGTTCAGAACAACGTTCAGCTAAGAATATTGTTTGACCTTTTAATGTACTATCAGTGTTTAATGGAATACCTAAATCACGTAAGTATTTACTACGTTCAGTAGCAAAGAAATAATCTTTAAATTCAGGTAATTCTTTTAATGCATGCACTAGTGTTGATTTGCCAACACTCATTGTTCCAG